GGTCGCTCCCGGCATAATCCCGGTTTCCAATCTGAGTAACCGCTCAGCGCGGGTGTGTTGATTCCCGGAGGCTTAGGCCTTCAAGTTGGACACACATCAGAGCTGTGGGCTCGGACCCCTCCACCTCCTAGGCGACGTTTGTGCTCAGACGAATCTGAACACAACCGGGGACCCCGTCCTCGGGTACAGTAGGCCTTTTACAGAGTAACCAGGGAACTACCCTGGCCACCTACCATGCCACCAAGGTTGGAATCTACCAGCTTCAGTGGTATTGCGGTCCAGTTCACTCTACCAACTTGTTGGTACGTGATTTGGTCCACGGTGGGACTCGTAGAAGTACACCTACGTGTAAGGATCAATCATTATCCAGAACTTTCTGGAATGATCGTTAAGAGCCCTTACCGACCCTAGGCAGAACGGTGGAGCACTCTATTTAGGGAATAGAGGGGAATCATCACAGAGTAGTGATGAGAATACTTCTGGAGTATCCGGAAGCCCTGTATTCAATAACTGGAGTGGGCCATTACTGACCACAATCTTACGTTTGAACACCGACTCGAACCCAACTTCCGGAACGGTTGTTGGGGTACACTCCGGGAGCATGGCAAGCCATCGTCGTGAGATGAAGGCTTGTCCTACTCTAGGAATCGAATCAGGATCACTCGTATCCAGACGCACGCTATTGGTGTACTCCAACAGGTACCCTGGAGGCTTTGACTGATCAGTACGCTCGGGGAGCGTAAAGATCGTCTTAGTCGAAAAGGTACAATCATCTCTGAGAGCTTTGTAGGCCGAAAAGGCCATCATTGCCATCACCTCTTGGATACTCTCCATGAGGTCGAGATGCTTTGGAAGTGCACCGGGGAGGATATCGGCTACTGAAAACTTCAGAAAGTCCGTTATACTCTCACCAACCCGGTCATGTAGTTGGGAAGGATGTGGCAGTTCCGCCGGAACTACCGTATCAACCCAATCACGTGCCCAGGCCTCTAGCTGTGTATTAGCTCCTGTTGCCAGGGATTCTAATGGGAGGTGGCCGAAGGCCCACTGCCCATCAGGATCAAAGGCCTCGACAGCACCCACGGGTGCGAGATCGAGTAGTTGGCGAAGCCCCTTGACGTTAATCAAGTGGGCTGGGCTACAGGATACGATTACCCGGGCTAGTCCGATCAACAGATCAGACGATGCACCGTCGTAAAAGTTCCGTCCTTGCAAGAGTTGTAAGTCTCTGTACCCTAAAGCAAGTTGGTTGGTATCAACCACATTAGGGTTCAAGGGGTCAGAGGTGGGAATAGTCATTCCTCCCTTAACCCTGAGATTCATAACTCGAGCAGTAGCTCCCGCAGCGACAAATAGATCCGTTAGGGAATCAAAGGTGTGAACGGCAAGTTGCCGTAAGCCCTCAGAGACCTTAGTGGGATCTGGCGAGGTGAAGGATAAACCCTCACTAGGCCACCGGAACCCTTCCTTGATATGACAGATTGTCTTAACAAGGGAGGATATGGTCTTTATCGCTGTCGGCTCAACCGACAGGACTCGTTTCACCAGTTCCGCGCGTAGGGCTCGCAGCCCTATCGCTAACGGATACTGAATGTCGTGCCCCATGACGACACGCTCAATACTATTGACGAAGTGTCCTAGGTTAGGATGGAAATCGACAAGGTAAGTACCTTGACCCGATAACCAAGCGACCAATGGCACTTTGTACGGTCCGATAGGACTGGTCAGTAGTACGAGCACTTTCTTGAAAGTGGGCAGCTTTAGAAGGTTTACCCTCCTGGGATTTGTTAAGTCCCGCTGGTACTCTTTCTTGAAAATTAGTACGTATCCAACCTCAAGTGCCACTCTAAGATGTGGTAGAGGCAGGCCCCTACGGGATATCCCTACTAGAAGAGCGAAAACGCCCTTCCATGATGTAGACGAGGCTAGTTCTTTCCATCGGAGAGAAGATAGTACCTCGGACCCTCTAACGAATCGCTTAGCGAATTCGAAACAACCGAGTGTCGACGACACTCCCTTGTTAGGGTTGATACCCACCCCCAGGTCCTTCATGATGTTTTGATAAGTATCAAACCACAATGAGTGAGAAGACGAATCGCCTCTTAGGACGATATCATCACCTAGGAGCTCGTAGTCCACGCAGCGTGCGATACCCGCTCGACGAGCGGCCATCATCACTACTACATGATGGGCTACGGCGAAAGACGCCCAAGAGGAATAAGTTCCCATTGGTTGTCCGGAGCCGTATCTCAGCCAGTGGAGACGCCCGCCGGGCGTGTACCTAAAGGCGAAAGACAGGGACTGTAGGAGCCCCGACCAAATACTTGAGTAGTTAGCCGAGTCCTTTACAGACTTGGAGAGAAGGTGTTTTAAGACATTCTCCTCGAACCAGAGCGGAAATCGGTCCGTCGCAGCACTAAGGTCAAACGAGCGCATGTTCTTCATCCCTGAAGCCATCGCTCGTTTCACACCCTCATCTTGGTTGAACGTATGGTCTGTAGGTAGTTTCTCAAGAAACTTGTACAGAACATTATGTAGGGGTTTGAGTATTGACTGCACCTGGTAACCAGGTATAGCTACTACTCTTATCTTGCCTCGCGGCTCGATAACTTGGGAAGCCCTTCCGACGGGAAGGCAACCTAAGAAACCTGACCAGAATCTCTTCATCAGAGCTCTGGTTGCCCATTCCAACCACTGGGTTTGACGTAGTAATACATCAGCTCCAGGAGTTGCCCGACACAAGTCAACCCACGGTTGATATGTCTCGGAGCTTCCTAAGGCCACTGCGTCCAAGGGCGCAGAGACCATAGCAGAGGCGAATGGACCTCCTTTCACGGAGACGTGATAGGACTTCCAAGATACCCTCGGAGGGTATGACCCGGCAAGTTCAATGAGATCTTGGACGGCGTCCTTGATCTCCTGTTCTAGCTCGGGCGACGAGTACTGTATCCCGTTGTAGGGAGCAGTAATCGTTTCGACTTTAGGCTTCGTCTCATATTTGAGAATATCGCAAACGTTTAACATGAAGAAGGTTAAACGAATTGCGGTGACGTGACCGCCTAGGATATATCTACGAAGTCCTCTGGGTAAGAACGAAGGAAGGCCGTTCTTCAAGGCCATCGGTATGGGTCCACTCGTGGACTTGACCGGTTCTCCTGAAAGAAATTTCATTAGAACCCTTCGCGCTTCATGAAAATGGCCATTGGCCGTTTTCAACCCATTTGACTGCCAAACTTGGAGGTAAACCCCAAGAATGGCAAAGGACCACTGGAGACTCCTAGCCGATCTGGCTAACAGCGTACTTCCTGCCCATGTAAACATGTGTAGTAAAGTAGCCTCTCTGGCTGCCTCTCGGCTACCTAGAGGCCGTCGCCGATGAGTAATAGGTTCGTCGACCCACTTCAAATCGGTGATCGAGCTCATGAACCTCTTATCGAGGAACGTGACCCATCGTCGAGGACGACGTGGTGTTAGACCACTTCCGATGAGATCGCTTGTCCTTCCACGAAGGAACTGTTCGATGGCTAGTCCAAGAGCAGACCTGAACCCCTCGTTAGACTCTCCCTTACCTTGAGAGCCCTCGGAGGCATCGGGACCTTTACCTTTACCCCCGCTACCCTTTGAGACCACTCGGTCCTTAGGGCTAGCCTTGGGAACCTGTTCATCCTTAGGAGGAGGAGTATCCTCTACCTTAGGAGGTTCAGCACCCTCAGTCTGCTTAGGCTGAGGGTCCGGGCCGAAGAGAATCTTCGACCAAGACCAAGAACTCGACTCATCTCCGGATTTCCCGAGAGAGGTAGTTGGGGAAAGGAAGGGGAGGGGGGAATTTTGAGAGGAAGTGATAGGTACCTTATGTACAGCCTCTTTTGCAACTCTAAAGACTCTATATTGGACTTTGGGATCAGCAGGATCTGCTTCAACCGTAATGGTTGGGACAACATCGTTGAGCCCATGTACTACAATTAAAGTCGACCTGTTGGCCATTGCCGTCTTAATCAAGTCGGTATAATGCGCTGGAGGAAGGTACAAAAGAGACCCTGGATCAAACGGATCTACAACTATTACAAGTCCGACGGCTCGTTCCCAGTCTACCCTATGGAACAGTTTCTCTGCTCCTTTGGTATATGGTCTTATAGTGTAAAGCGCTTGATATAGAAGCGAGGACGCGAAAAGTTTTGTGCCTTGATTGGCATGGGACTGGAAGCGAAATCCTTTTATGGATAGAGAAGATAGAAAGACTTGCATAAGATTGTATGTAGTTTTCGGAAGGAAACTACAGACTAGCCGAGTCCTACTCCAGGTACTTACCCGGAAAGGGGCCGGAGCTGCGTCTCTGCTACCCAGGGCTTGTCCCGGGTCTCAGACAAAGTTCTGTCCCTCAAGGGTGGTTACCGGAGTTAAATCCTGGATATAGTAATATAGACAGGTCGGGTAGTCCCTTGTACGAAAGCGTCAAGCTGACGTGCCTCCTAGATTCGGTTTTATGGATACAGGGAGAATACACCGCATTAGTGACGAGGTCACTTCGATGTATCCTGTGTCCTGTAGAGCCAATCTACTAGGCTAGGCTGGCCTTTCCGAAGGGCTATCAAGAACTGTGGCTGTTTCGATCCTATCTAGGCCATACCTACTTGGATGGCTTACGTAGGGACGGAACAGCACTCGGTCGAGACCACTTAGGGTCCTGGCCAAAGTCGGGCCTAGCTCGCTCCGTATTACTACGGATACACGGTAACGACGTTACTATGTAACTTTGGACAACTCTTTCTGGCTCATACCCGAGCGGACGCCATATATACCGCTCTTCGGAGTTGAGGTTCCACCATGCTGGATTGCATTGGCAGGCGCAGACCCATTTCTCTGCGCTGTCCCGGCTCAAGGCCGGGTCC